TTACCCGCCGATCGGAACTGTCAGGGGAACGGGATCGCCGGTATTGGCATCCACGTACTTGATGGTCTCCGTTACGGTGCCGTCGGTCTGGAGATCGACGTCGATGCTTGGGGCCGGAGTCCGCGCGACGGCAGCTTCCTGAAACATCTGACCCCTGCTGACCGCGGCGATTTTGGCGGCGCTTGTCGGCTGCCCAAGGAAGCGGGCCAGGCCAGCCCCGTAGCTCGGCTGCCAGATATAATCGTTGGGGTTCGTCAGGAGGCGCCGAAGCACCCGCTGCTGGCCCTCCAGCGTGCCGGTGACAACGGATAGGTCGCCTGTAGGTCCGATCGTCAGGTCGGACCCGAAGTTGTGAAAGGCGTCTGCCATGTCACTCTGCCGTTACGATGGAGGTGAGCGCCCCGGTGCCCGCAGTCGTGGTGGGTGGGGGACCGCTTTCGGAGTGGACGTGTGTGTCGGCCCACAACTTGAAGACCGACGTGCACAGACCGAGCAGCGTGTCCCCCGCCTGCTTCCCGAGCTGGATCGCCGCAGCGAATATGGCGGCGGTGCCAGTCACGTTGATGGTGGCGTTGCCAGTCACGTTGATGGTGGCGTTGCCAGTGACCGTTACTATCAGATTTCTGCCGACGGTTATGCGACCGTCCTGATTGCTGGTGACGTCGATCGAGCCGTCATTGTGCAGCTTGAGGAATGACCCCGTCTGGTGCACCAGGGCGATCTCGCCAGGCGCAACCGGGTTGCCGCCGGGCTGTGGCGGCCTCGTCTTCAGGCTATAGGCCATGCCGGTGACGACATATTCGTCGCCGCTGCCGTTCACCGGTTCGATGAAAACCTGCTGGCCCTGGTTCGGGGGGCAGACGATACCCCAGCCATTCCCAACCATCTGCGACAGGACGGGGATCCAGGTGGTTTGCACCCCCTCGGGCTGGATCAACACCTTCACCGCGTACCCGGTGTCGGTAGACCTGGAGCTGGTCACGACCGCCCAGCGTCCAGCCCCGAAGGTCTGGTGCACCGCCGCAGCTTCTGCGCGAATGCGGTTCCTGAATGCGTGCATCAGGATGTGACCACCGATGTCTGGGGGCTGTGGTTCTTCGCGTGGATCGTCATCGGGAACCCGCCCTCGAAGCTCATGCTTCGGCGCACCCAATCCACGTAGTACGTCTGGTCCCAGGAGCTGCCCGTGCCAGTGATCTGCAGCATGTTGCGCGCCCCGACGATCAGGTCGGCCGGCGCCTCGATCGTCACAAGACGCTCCTGCTGCGTGATTTGCTCACGCAGCTTGTTGGCCGTCTCTTGCGCGGCGGCAGCCGTCAGGTTTGGGATGACGAAAGAGAACTGCTGATCCTTGCCGCTGGCGACAGAGTTGATGCGCGCGCTTGACGGACTCCATTTTGTGAACCCCTGCTCCTGCAGGGAGTTCCAGGACCGCACCACGACAACGACATCCTTCGCCATCACCATGGAACGCTCCATGGTGAGCTTCACGCCGTTCATCCAGGGCTGGTTGCCGACCCAGCCGTCGGGCATCCACACCAGCTCCCATGGGTTGGAGTCGGGCGGCGTGGTCGGGTGGAAATGGACTGTGGTGCCCTCAACCCAGATGTCGAACTGCTCGTGCTGCGCCAGGCTGCACATCAGGTTCCACTCGGTGGTTGTCCGAGAGAACTCGTTGAGCGTCATGCGCTCGTGGTCGTCACCATAGTAGCGACCCACCACCGTGGTGGTCGGCGTCACATCAGCAGTAAGGCCATGTTTCTCCGCCAGAATCTCAACGATCTGCGAGCTGGTCTTGTTGGCGTAAGTCTCCTGCGTCTTCGTGTCGATGAAGTACGACGTCAGGTCGCGCCCATCGACCGAAATCATGCCGGCGTCCATGTGCAACGCCATGTGGTCAACCTGGCCGACCAGCAGCGATTGCCAGGTATTGCCGCCGTCAAGACTTGCCTGGATGTCAAGCAGGAGCGGTGGCTTTTGGCTTCCCCACCACTGCGGGCCGAAATTAGGGTCGGCGTTGATGGAGAACGTGGCCGAAAACGTATCAGCCTGGTAGAACGAGTTGTTCGTAACCTCGAAACTTAGAGCTCCGCCAACCGGCTGCCCGTTGCAGAGGATTTTCATGCGCGGCTTCCGCGCGCCCGGCGGGGCGTGCGGGTCATTGATCGGCATGTTTGGAGCCTACTGCTGCGGGATTCCGCCGGCCGCCGTCGGGTCCTGCGGCGGGATATTGAGTGTGGTGTTGCCCGAGAGCATCGGGTCGTTGAGGCCATTCGCCTGCGCGATCGTCAGCCATTGGGTGGCGTCGCCGTACTCGCGCAGGGCGATTTGGAACAACGTCCGGTCAGCTCCTGACACTGCAACCGTCTTCATCAGGCTCCCCCGGCGTTTGCTGTCATGCGTGAGACGTAGGCGCTCATCGCTTGCGCGGCGGAAGACGTCGACAATGCGGATACGGCTTTCGTCAGGTTGGCGACCGCCGCGGTCGGGTTCGAAGAACCGAGGAGGTTCCCGACAGTAGCCGCCGCGGCGGTGATTCCCCCCACTTGCCCGTCGGCAACGGACTGCGCGGACGAAATCAACGACTGTGCCGAGGCCAAGCCGCTGACCACACTCAAGGCCGCCGAAGACCCGGGGGCGAGGGACACGAGGGGGGCGATGACGGGCGCCAGGCTGGACAAGGTCGTCTGCGCGGCGGCAAGCGTGGCGGGAACGTCGATGCCCAGCGCGCTGTTCAGATCGTTCGTGAGCTGCGACAGCAGGGAAGGAGACTGATTGGCGGCCGAGGCGCTGTCATCGGTCAGAACGACGCACGTAATCTGGTACGGCACGTAGTTCACACGGCGCTGGACAGCCTGGAAGCTGCCGATCAGCACTGTGTACTGCCGCCCCATGAACTGCAGCTCAAGTGGATCGCCGGCGATGCGCATCTGATCGAGCTGGTCGGCCCGAATGGACGCATCTGAGGACAGGAAGATCCCGCTCCAAGATATGTCGGCGTCGTCTCGCCCCATCGCGTCGATGAACCGGCCGCCGCCGACCATCTTGTGGGTCACCAGCCGTTGCGCGCCGCCCCAATTCACGCGCTCCGGCACCTCGAAGCCCTGGAAGACGAAGCCGCCCAAAGAGACCGGGTTGCTGCCACCACCGAACAGCAGCGAGACCAATCCGGTCGCTGCATCGACAATGGCACCAACCGGAATGCTCATGGGGAAACCACTCCGAAATACGCGGTCGATGGGTCAATCCACGGATCAACACCCGTGTACCCGGCGGGCGGCCGGTTGGTGGCGTTCGCGATGCCGCTGGCAATGCCCCTGGTCAGGTCACCAGGGTTGGTGAGGTAGACGGGCAACGGTCCGTTGCCGCCACCAGTACCGGTAGCCCCGGCCGGCGGTGCAAACGACTGCCCCCCAAACAACGGGCCGGGGCGCGGAACTCCGTTCGGTGCCGTGGAGCTGACCTGCGGTCCGAAACCGCCCTCATCTGGCATCGCCATCGGGTAGGGGTAGTGCCGCGGGTCAGGATTAGCCCACGGAGGTGGCAGCCGACGCATGCGGCCACCTTCCGGTAGAGGGGTCCACCACGGAACCCAAACCGTGTCGTCACCAGGCAGGCCAGCCTTCCCGTTCTTCTGGTCTTGCGTGAACAGCCACGGGAACATGGCTTGGAGCTTCTTCTCGAGCTTCTCCATCCCATCGGCCAGCACGACCGCGCCCGCCCCAATGCCGGCCAACAGGCCTACCGTCCCACCGAGGGCGGTCAAGGCTGCCAGCGCGGCGCCCGTTCCCAGCGCGATGACGGCGCCGGCCAGGCCTTCAAGGGCCATCTTCGCCACCGTCGGGTTCTTCTGTGCCCAATCCGTCAGGCCGTTCAAACCCCCGGTGAGAGAGTCCAGCGCATGGATTGCCGGCACCATGGCAGAGTTTCCAAGGGCCGTCTCGAAGGCGGTGATGGAATTTTCGAATGCCGCCTGCCGCAGCATCGGGTTGTTCTGCAACGCGATGTCGTAGGCGTTCCGATCCATGGCCTTGTCGAAAGCGCCAATGTCTCGCCCGATGATCAAGACGTTCCGGATGATTTCCGACAGCTCCGTGCCGCCTGGTATACGGCTGGCGATCTGCGTCGCCATGGCCGTTTCCATGCCGAGCTTGGTCCTGTCGTCTGCCTGGTCGTACGACTTGCCGAATCGCTTATGCAGCATCTCCTGCAGCTTCGGGAACAGGCGGTGCATCGTGAACGCGGTCGGCGAGTTCATCGCCTCCTCGAAGGCGTCCGACCCCATGGCGTCGGGCAGCATGAGAAACTGCCCCAGGCCGGCCTTCTTCAAGTAGGGGTTGTTCTTCGCGCTCCCACCACCGCGGATGATGCCCATCTCGATCAGCAGATTCGCCGTCGCTTCGCTCATACGACCGGCGGTGAACTGCTGTTCAAAGCCTTGCAACGACCGACCGGCCCGGCCGCTGCCCATTGCCATCTGCAGCGAGACCGTACGGGCGAACAGCTCCTCGTCGTTGATCAGCGCACCGGCAGAGCCGGCAGACCGGAGAAACTGCAGAACTTGCCGCGGACCAATCTGTCCGTGCGACAGGATGTTGGTCGCCACCATCTCCTGGATGAACTTGGTCAACCCCTCGGTGTTGACCTCGTTTTGCCCGGTGACGGGGTTCTTCTTCGTCAGGACGCCCCGGAACTCGCCGGCGCGGATGGCGTCCATGATGTCTTCGCTTTCGCCACCATGGCCCGTGGCGTTCAGCAGCACGCCAAGTTTGGCGTACTGCGGCATCAGCTTGATGGCTTCTTCCGGGTCCTGGACCACGGCCATCAGCTTGGAAACCAGGTCGATGTTGCCCTGGACGCTGGTTCCGACCACGCCGCGTTGCGTGGTGTATGAGAGCTTTTCTGCCTCCGAAACCTGCGCCGCCGTGAATCCCTGCGCGAGCAAGCCGGACTTGATGGCGTCGAATGACGCGGCCCGCTCCCATACGCCCTTCAGGAACTCGCCGCCCATCCAGGCGGGGATGGCCGCGGCCATGCCTCTGGTCAGGCTACCGCCGCCGGGGCCAGCAGCGCCCTGGACCTGCCTGTTGAGCGCGATGGCCTGTGCCTGCGTCATGCCGATCGGCGAAAGGGGGATGCCACCCGGTCCACCGAAAGTGTAACCGCCGCCTGAAATCGGCGGCCCTGGCGGTCCGCCCGATCCAATACCACCAGCGCCGTACGGTCCGTACGAGGCGGCGCCAGGGCGCCACGCGGATCCGCTGATGGTTGGGCCGTAGGGTGCTGCCGGAACCCCACCGGTACCGCTTCCACGGGGGCTGGGTGGAATG